TTATTTAGTATCTTGTGATATTGATTCACAAAGAATTTCTTAAATAATAATATATATTTTATTATTCATATATATTATAATGGCTCCTGGTGGACAAAGAAGACTTATTTTTACTGGAAATGTTAAAACCAGCTTATTTAATAAATATACGCCTGGTTCGGGCGTTGGAGGATTAAATGCATCTGTTCGACGAAATAAAAATAGAAGAGCTTCGGCTGTTAATTTAACAATGGCACAGTTAGAAGCTGATTATAAAGCACGACAAAATGGAACACCTATAACTTATCCAAAAATTCCTTGTTGCCCTTCTATGACTAGTAATCCTTCGAATTTGGCTTCTCCTTACTTACAACAATAATTTATACATAATAAAATAAAATAAAATAAAATAAAATAAAATAAAATAAAATAAAATAAAATAAAATAAAATAAAATAAAATAAAATAAAATAAAATAAAATAAAATAAAATAAAATAAAATGATTAATATATTTTTATTTTATTTTCGATAGATCTAATATATAATATGAATCAAAATATTTATACAAGTGCTTATTATTCTTTATTAGTTCAATTTATTATAGCCGTATTTTGCCTAACAGGAACATTTTTCAAACTTAATACCGATGATAAAATATTAAACGAAATATTAGTTTTAGAAACTATCGTTCAATTTATCGAATTTTTCTTTTACATTTGGCTAGTTTTTAATTTTTCTAATATTAAAATTGATGTTTCATTAATAAGATACCTAGACTGGTTTATTACAACACCAACTATGTTATTTAGTTTAATATGTTTTATGGTTTACTATAATAAAAAAACACAGAGCATCTCTACCACATCATTGTCTATGAGAGAAATTTACAATAATAATTCTTCTATTATTAACAATATTTTACTATTGAATGCTATTATGTTATTATTTGGATTATTGGGCGAACTTAAAACAGTAAGTAAACATATCGGATTCTTTATTGGAACCATTTGTTTGTCTCTTTCATTTTACTTGATTTATAGTCATTTTGTTAATAATCAACTCTTAAATCAATTTCTTTTTTGGTTTAATTTTATTTTATGGTCAATCTATGGATTTGCTTATCTTATGTCGTTTGACAATAAAAATATTACTTATAATATTCTAGATGTATTTTCCAAAAATATTAATGGATTAATGATTCTTGGATATATCATCTTTATATATTTTTATAAACAAGTATAAATATAATTTTTATTAATGAGTAATGAATCTATTTTGGAGATTATGGAATAATACCTTGCTGTATTTAGCTTCTATATTATTTTATATAGGAGATACAAAATTCTTTCTTCCATTGGAAGATAGTATGACTAATTCTTAAATATAATAATTATATCTTATTCATTTAAAAAAAAATTGATTTTTTTTATATGAAAGATTTTAAAAGAAAAAGGAAAAGGAAAAGGGTAATAGTTATCAATCGTAAACATGGAATTTAAATTTGAATTACATACAACACTTAGCGAACAATTATATATTAGTGTAGATATTAGTAACATAACATTGGAGCAGTTGCACAATAAAATTTTTGAAACCATAGAAAAAAACACAATATTTAATAAAGAAGATATATTGGATATATTTGTGAATGATACATTATCAAGTTATACAATGTCTATACCTTGTGATAGGTGTTTAGTAAAAGATTTTATTCCAATGAATCGCAATTTCTTTCCACATAGTTCAATCGGGAAAAATACATACAAGATATATATAATTGATCGCTTGTATGGAGAACGTTTAAAAAATGTATATGATTCACAAAAAGCAAATACTAAAAATCGTCAAATAAAAACAAATCATTTTGAAGGAATAAAAGAATTTACGCGAAAAATGATACCATTGTGGTAAAAAAATAAAAAGAATAAATAATTACAAGGTAATCAAATTTTAAATTATTTTTATAAATAATTTAAAATAAAGTCGGCAATTAAAATATGTATTGCTCTAATTGACACTTACATTTTTTATTATGCTTCCACTGGGATTTGAACCCAGGATCTTCAGTTTACAAGACTGACACCTTACCCCTTGGCCATAGAAGCCCAATACACACGTCGGGAATCGAACCCGAAGCAATTCCTTGGAAGGGAACTATGTTACCACTACACCACGCGTGTTAAACGACAACCGCTGGATTCGAACCAACGCGGGAAATTCCCAGAAGATTTCTAGTCTTCCGCCTTAACCACTCGGCCAGGTTGCCCTCAAATTTTTTTATTAATTTCTGTTTATATTATTTTATTCATTAAATATATAATGTTTAAAATATCAGATAATACATTATATTTATTTTTCGCAATTATGGCATTAACTGAAATTTTCTCTCAATTCTTACTTAAAAAAGGTTCAATCCATAAAGATTATTTAAATATGTATTTCTTTTTAGGATTAATTGCTATTTTTATTACATATGTTTTTCTTTATTTCGTCATGAGAACAGGTAAACATATTTCCGTTATTCATGCTATTCATCATACTTCTATAGCTGTAATATTAGCATTGGGTGCGTTCTTTCTATTTTCTCAAAAACTTGAACCAATGCAAATTTTTGCGTTATCCCTTGTTATCATTGGAACTTTTATATTAGCTAGATCTGAAAGTGGTCATCATCATTAAAAAATATTTTTAATTTATATATTACATTATGCCACAATAAAATTTGATATTTTTTAGACAATATTATTTTTCTTAAGTAAGATTTCTTCATCCTCTTCTTTTTTTATATAATTATTGTATGATAGTTCAATAATTTCTGATAATTTATTATTACTTATGTTGTGTAAATTATCAATCAATTTATGTTCCAAATTTACATCAAATATTTTATGAAATGAAGAGTTTTCATTAGTACTATTTAATACTTCTATTTTGTCATTATTGTTCATAACTGTATATATTTTTTTACTAAAATTTTCAATATAATTATCGGAGATATTTATTTCTGGACTATTGTAAAATAGAGTGTTAGTAGGAATATCTAGAATCGTATACTTGTTCTCAATCATAGCTAATCTATAATCCTCATCAATAAGATTTTTGGTCAAGAAATATACTAGATTCTCAGTAAAATGTCCTTGTGCCCACCCTCCCATAGTTAACACAGGGATATTTTTACTCTTTAATGCTAGATATATTCTAGTAGTTAAAGAATGTCTATATTGTGAATATACATCCCTTTTTAAAGATATATGCCAATGCTTTAAATTGAATCCTTTACTTACAATAAAATGACTTATATTCTTTTCCAGTTTTTCACATATACTATAAGATAATTCATTCGCATAAAATGAATATTTACAGCATACTACGCAACAAAGTGATAATAAATTACCCATATTTTATAATTGAAAATATATGTAAATAATAAATAATTTCAATTTTTTTTTAAAGAATGTCTCTCAACGCCTTTATTTGTTCTCCTGTTAATTTCTCTGGATATTTTACATTAAATTTTATACATAGATTTCCCTTGTTATTTTCTCTCTCTAATCCAAATCCAGGTATCGCTTTTATTAATCCATCTCTCATCGGGGTTCCCGACTCACTATTAAATCTTAATTGTTTTCCACTTATATGATTTATTATAAAATCAAATCCACACAATGACTCTTTTAATGTAATATCTTTATCTAAATGTAAATTTAATCCGTCACGTCTAAATCCCGATGAATTTTGAATACTTATTATTAATTTTACATCTCCTCTTAAATCATTTTTTAAAACATTACCTTTCTCTCGTAATATTATTATTTCTTTATCATCTATTCCTTTCATTATTGGAATATATAATGTCTCATTTTCTATCTTTCTTATATCATCTTCGAATAACCATCGCTCAATTTGAACTGGCACCTGGTCTCCCTTGTATGCTTGTTCTAAACTTATTACCACATTTTTTATTATGGGTGTCGGTTTATTTAAAGCATTTACATCCACTGGTTGACCATTTCTAAATACCCGGACATTACCATTCATTCCAGGAAATCCACCACCCATTGAATGAACACCATGGGGCATTTGACCCCCAAAAAACATTTTGAAAATATCATCTACTCCCCCCATACCAGGTGGCATGCCTCCCATATTCGGTCCTCCCATACCAGGCGACATTCCTCCCATACCAGGTGGCATTCCTCCCATAAATGGATTTCTTCTTGACATATTATATTCGTTTCTTTTTCCTGGGTCACCTAAAGTTTCATAAGCTTCACTTATAGCTTTAAATTTTTCCCCCTGATCTCCGGGATTTTTATCTGGATGATGTATTAAAGATAATTTTCTATACGATTTTTTTATTTCCTCTTGACTAGCATTGTCGTCTACTTCCAATATTTTATAAAAATCAACCATTTAATATTATATAATTACATTTACTTAAATACTTATTAACGAATATAATTAATATGGAGTTGCCTTTTATGTATAAATATAAACCTACTATGTTTAAAGATTTTGAAATTGATCAAAATATTATTAGCATCTTGGATACATTAATCTCAATGAATAATTTAAATATATTGTTTGTCGGTGATTCTGGTTCTGGAAAAACATCCCTCATTAATGCTCTTATTAAAGAATACTATAATGGTATCTCATATAGCGATAATATATTAATCATTAATAGTCTTAAAGAACAAGGTATTCAATATTATAGAACAGAAGTTAAAACATTTTGTCAAACACGCTGTTCTATCCCAAATAAAAAGAAAATTATTGTTTTAGATGACATTGATAATATTAATGAACAAAGTCAACAAGTTTTTAGAAATTGTATTGATAAATATAGTAACAATGTTCATTTTATATCATCATGTTCTAATATTCAAAAGGTTATTGATAGTTTACAGTCTAGAAAAATTATTATCAAAATGAAATCACTATGTAATAAAAGTCTCGGAAAAATATTATCTAAAATTAAGAAAAAAGAAAATATTGTTATCGATAAAAAGGCTGAAAAATTTATTCTTACTGTGTGTAATGGTTCTATTCGAATATTATTAAATTATCTTGAAAAATTTAAAATTCTAGGACTGCCTATCAATTTTGATTTAGCAAATAAAATTTGTACTAATATTAGCTTCTCTATTTTCGAAGAATACACTCAACATATTATTGATAATAATCTCAATTCGTCTATTGATATATTTTATAAATTATTTGATAAAGGGTATTCTGTTATGGATATTTATGATAATTATTTTATTTTCATTAAAACAACTGATATTTTAACTGAAACGCAAAAATATGAAATTATTAAATTGTTATGTAAATATATTTCTATTTTTCATAATATTCATGAAGATGAAATTGAGTTGGCATTATTTACTAATAATTTATTTCAACTATTATCTCAATAAAATATACGGACAATTATTATGAGTCAAACATTTAAAAAAATCGTTGATAAAGATATTTTATTTGATTTCTTGGAAAAAATTTGTGATAAAAATGAAAAATTTTATACTTTCGATATTAACGCTTATAAACGAGCGGAACTATTAGATATTATTACTGAATTTACTGAAATTATTAAACCTTATTATCATAAGGCAAAAATGTTTTATGTTGAGAGAAAACATAATTATTCTAGTCTATGTACAGTTATTAGACAAATCTGTAAATTACATTCTATTATGTTCACTACCAAAGTTGTATATAGTAAATCTAAATACAACATTCCTTATTTCATTTATTTTTAAATTCATAGAGAGAAATTCTATTTAAAAATAAATTTGATTTTTTGATTTTACCGTCTTTCTTTTATTCTTCTTTTTATTTCTTTTTGATTTTATTCTACTACCTCCCATTATAACACAGATGCCTGTACTACAGTCTTTATTTCCATAAGAATCTATCTTAGTTATTTTATCTGGATCATCTATATTTTCTTCAGCTATTTTATTTATGTCATCTACACACAGCAGTATCTTACTATCATCTGATACTAATAATAATAAATTATCTATTATTGTAGCTAATTTCTCAAATATTTCTTCATTAGTAACACCTACAGTTTTCTCGTCTCCAGTTAATCCTCTAGTTTTGGGTATAATAACATTTAATATTTGTTTTCTATATTCCTTTTCTTTATTTGGAAAATATAACTCTGTTACATCAAATAAAACAGCTCCTAATATTGATATTAAATATATAATGGTTATTTGTAAATCTACATTTTCTATTTGTTTCATTCTCAAAATTATATTCTTTATAACTCCCAAATCTCCAAATTGTCTCGATGATTTTCTTGTATCTTTACCGGTAGGTTTACAGAATGTATCTAATTCTAATTTATTATTCAGATCAGTTAAATAATTATTTATTGCTGTTTTTTTAACTTCTTCTTCTTCTTTTCTTCTCTTCTTCTCTTCTTTTCTTCTCTTCTTCTCTTCTTTTCTTCTCTTCTTCTCTTCTTCTTCTTCATCTTCTACTGCTTCTGCTGCTGCTGCTTCCTCTCCGCCATTTTCTTCTTCATCTTCTGCTGCTGCTGCTTCCTCTCCGTCATTTCCTTCTTCTTCTTCTTCTACTGCTTCTGCTGCTTCCTCTCCGTCATTTCCTTCTTCTTCTTCTTCTTCTTCTTCTGCTACCTCAGATCCTGTTGCTGCTGCTTTTTCAACTGGATTACTTAATTT